TCAGGCTTCAAGAAATCCTTGAGCGAGTGAGCAGACTTCCAGACCTTTTCAATCTGGGCATCATCACCAGCGAACAATGGAGCAGCAGCCTCGAACTCTGACTTATCGTAGTTGCGATAGCCTTCGACCTGACGAATCTTGACCTTGAAGTTCGCACCCTTCCAGAAGTCAAACGGATTCAGCGGCGTCTCATCAGCAAACTGAGGCTCAAGTTTTTCCTTGATCTTATCAAAGATCTTCTTACCAAACTTATAGAGGAAAACCTTACCTTCGTTCTGCGGTCGCTTGGCGTCAGAGATGACAAGCACATTTGCGATGTATGTCAACTTGCGCTTCTGCTTACGAGCGATTTCCTTGTTTGCTTCGATGCCAGAGTTCCAAAGAACAGTGTTGTACTCAGAAACTGGATCGTTCTTGCCCATAGTAGTGAGAGAGTTCTCAATGTACCAACCACCTGGACCTTGGAAACCATGGGACCAGATTTGTACCCAAGGCAAACCATCTTCGCCGTCAACTGCTGGTGTATCGAGGAAGCGGATAACTGCGTATCCGTTGCCAGCAGCATCAACATCAGGTTGCCAAAAGCGATCATCTGCGCTCTTAGCACCGCCACCACCTGCTGAAGATTGCTCAACTGCCTTCTTCAACTTATCAAGGGACGAACCCTTCTTTAGATTTGATAAACTCATTTGTATTCTCCGTATAGCGTTGTATAAATTGTATTTTGCTTATCCACTTTCTTCATTACCATATCATTATATATTATTCTGTTGAGCAAGTAAAGTTTCTTTTGTCAAGAGTTTATACTTGTCAACATTCACCGCAAGAAAAGCACCATACTTGCGCACCTTTCTTGACACTTTGGGATAGATGATATCATCAGAAATCTTCTTGTCCCAAATTCGAATAAAGTCAAAGATGTTATTGAGAATCACCATAGTTTCTATAGTCACTTCTTTTTGCATAAGAAGATTCAGTAATGGTGGAAATTGTCCATCTTCAACTTTAAATAAATTGTTAAACTTGTTTGGGTCTGGGCAGATCTTTTGTAGATCTTCCAAGTAAACCTTGCTCATCGAATCCGTGGTTCGTTTCCAATCCCTATAAGTTTCTTCAGCCTGGTCTTCAAGCAATGACTTGGTCCAATTATCGTCACTGTGTACAAAATTAGCAACCAGAAATGGAACCATCTCATCGTCGCGGTACTTGCGCGCCAGACGATGGAAAAGAAACTTGTCGCGGCGTTTTTGAAATGCATCTATTGATACTCGAGTTTTGCCATCATACTGAAAGAAGTTATAACTCTCTGAAGTAAAGTGTAGTTTAATCGCCTGATAGATGCAATAAAGATCGTATCCGTTCAAATCTGTCCTCTCTTAAACTTCTCAAGAAGATCGCGCATCTTTGCTTGCGTCTCGCGAATCTTTGCTTGCGTCGCTTCGTCAATCTCCACTTCATCATCTTCGTTATTCTTTTCCGCTTCGTTTACTGCTTTGACTAACTCAGATGCACTCTGAGTTCCTGTAAAGAAAGCAGGAAGCATCAGCCACCAAAGAGATGATTGTGTGATGTAAATCATCACTCCCGTAAATGACCAAACAAAAATATTCCAGATTAATAGTTGCCAAGTCATAGTGGCAGTCTGCTCCCTCGTGGCAAAAATCTCAGCTCCATTGCCTCACCTTCAATGATACCCTTTAAAGAATCATTAATCAAACTGGCAGCAACTTCAATCTCAAGATTGTTACGCTCACAGTATGAAGTGATTGCATCCATGTGATCAATCTTTTCTTGAATAGCCAGATTCATAATCATCATAGAGAAGTTATTTTTTTCTTCTCTAGAAGCCATTACTCTCTCCCACCCGTCAGTGAAGTGTTCAACTGCTGAGTCACTCGGACAAAGACAGCATTCTCATGTAGATGCGCGAGTTTCGTGACACCAACATAGGTGCAGGCTGAACGCAGCCCACCAAGAATCTCGTTCATAGTTTCGTCTACAGAACCCTTGTAAGGAATCTCTACGGTGCGACCTTCGCTGGTGCGATATGGGGCAACCCCTCCGCTATGAATATCCATAGCAGTGTCCGAACTCATCCCGTAGAAGTAGTTGGTTCCCATCGGAGAAGCACCACCTTCCTTGTGACCCGCAAGCATGCTCCCTAGCATCACGAAGTCTGCACCACCGCCGAATGCCTTGGCAACATCACCAGGATTCACACAACCACCGTCGGCAACGATATGAGCACCAAAGGTATGGGCTGCTTCGGCGCACTCAACCACAGCACTGAACTGTGGATAGCCAACGCCAGTCATCTTGCGTGTAGTGCATACAGCACCAGAACCGATACCAACCTTGACGACATCAGCACCCGCGAAAATGAGAGCCTGAGTCATCTCAGGAGTCACCACATTACCCGCATAGATTGTGATTTCTTTGAACTCATCTCGAGTCCACTTTACGAAATCAATGAAATTAGGAATGTATCCGTTGGCTACATCTATACAGACCTGAATATACTCCCTGAGTGGTTTTGGGATGGCATGATAAAACTTCCTGAACTTTTCTATATCCTTTTGGCCTATACCCATAGTGTAAATACAATGGGTTAGGCGATTCAGTGAATAGCCGAAAACCTGGGCTGGGTCAATTTCAACAAAGAAATCAATAAGTTCTTCTACTGGAATATGCTTGGACAGCGCGGTCATACAGTTATGACGCATCATGGCTTTTGCCATCTCGATAGTACCAACGCCGTCCATGTTTGCAGCGATGATAGGAATCTTGCGGTAAGCGTTGAAGGTTTTTGAGTTCTTGAAGCGAGACCCCGCTGGAGGAAATAATTCTACCTGTTCCCTGCTGTTTGCTCCTCTGCTATTATAACGAGGAACAAGCATCACATCCTTGTAGTCAAGTTTTACATCATCAAGAATTCGCATTTCTTCACCTTTGTTCGTATCAATGATAAAATATATGGTTACCAATTTGAGCAATCATTCGACTTTCGTCAGCCCATGTCGGGTTAACATAAGTTGCATGAAAGTATTTGGCATTACCTATTATACCGTATCTCTTTTTGGAAATCAATATGCTTTCAGCAATTCTTCGCGACTCACGCCAAGCACTGCTATTACGAATTGAACGCTTGCCTTCACAGACCCAAGAAAACTGGCAGATGTTCTTATGCTTTTGGTGAACAACGGCACAGACGGTTTTGGGGAATTGCTTGCTTTTGACTCGGTTCATTGTTACCTCAGCAACAGCAATCTTGCCAGCGCGAGGCTCACCACCTGCTTCGAAGTAAATGTTGCGCGCAAGGCACTCAACTTCACGCATAACCTTTTGTTTTCTTTCGTATGATAACTCAAGAAACTCCATGCGGTGGTTCATGTCGAGTATTTGAGCAGCAAGAATAACATTAGCATTTTGCTGAGTTTCCAACTGCATCATGGCTCTAGAGTGTATGTTATACGGCACAAACAACCCAAAAAAGAGAGCAGCGAATAAGCCACCCCAGAGCATAAAGAAGTTATGGTTGCGATCAAAATAATTTTCTACATTACGAAGTATATCTACTGCATTCATGTTTAGGTCTCCATTATTGCAGTGGAAAGAAAAGGGTGGTGGTTCGCACCACCACCCCAGACCTTTCTGTTACCGAGCGGTCAACTCTTAGCCATTACTTGCCGTTTGAAATAAAATCATTCAAACGTGTGGCTTTATCCAAAACATCATCCTCAGTAAAATACTTCGGATAATTTGGTTGAGATGGAAGTTGTGTTTTGTTTCCCATTGCTGCGGAGCACAATACTTCCCATTCATTTTTAATGGCTGAGTGTCGAGTATTAAACTCTTCGCTCAGCATATCTTTTGCGAGTTTTACCAACTCTAGTCTAATTTCATAAGGTGTCATAGTCATTTTCATCTCCTTTGTGTGTTGTGTGTGTTATGACAAATGGTGCGTTTATTCTGTTTCCAAGAAAACCCACCGAAAACTCAGGTAATCTATGACTGCAATTAAGCAGCTAGAGCCATTTCGTAGTAATCGTCATTTGCGTTTACTAGTTTTGCGCTGATTAAGTCAGTCGCCTCACTGGTTGCTGTCGGTTTATTGCTTGCCCTGTCAAGCCTACGCACCCCCATCAGAAACATACTGCTGAATTACGATGCAGTGGCAGTTAATTACTCCGCCC